TCAAGATTCAGGAGATTTATTAGAAAGTGGTAGTGATTTTATAGCCACTTCTAAAGAAGGGGACATGGATTTGGACTGGGGTGGGTCTGGGCCTGCAAGCATGAAAAGTGGTAGTTCTTGTTATGGTTTAGGTGCTGATAAATGTGCCATGATTACAGGTAGTGGTAACTCAACTTCTAAAATGGGTGTACAAGGTATGGGAACAACTTTTACACAAACGATTGACATATCTGATCTAAGTATTACACATGGTGGTGAAACTAATTATACAATTAAAGTAGATAAACAAGATCCAGCCGATAGAATCTACATGAATGTAACAGGAAAATATGGCAATACTCAAGTCTTTACAGGAACTGATATCTTATCTGAATCTGGAGTTACTTCCGGATACCAACAGTATTCAGGTAGTTTTGATTTTAGCGGCTTTTTAAATTTAATTACAGTAGAGGTAGGAGGACGTGATATTTCTCTTGCTGTGGGACCAGTCTTTGATGACGTTTCAATCAACATACTTTACAACGTGGTGACCACAATTGTTAATCAACAAATACAAGAACTAGAAGAATTTTTAGTATTAAATTATGAACAAGATATTAATGATGTTGCAGAAATGATCTTTGAAAATAATGATGTTACTGATGACTTTAATTTTGAACCTATTGAATCAACTACAGAAGAGTTTTCTTTTGAATCTGTAGAAATGGAAATGCAAGAGTTTGAGATGGATTTTCAAATGGATATGGATATGGAATATGATATGCCTGACATTGTCATGATGCCTACAAACATGGATATGGATATGGAAATGCCTATGGAAATTACAGTAGCATCAGTAGAAATGGATATTGAAATGGAAATGGATTTTCCTGAACCACAACAAATGGAGATAGTAAATGTTGAAACAACAGAAGAACCAACTATGGATATGCAGGAGACTATGGAAGAAGAACCTATTGTGGAAACTTCTATGGATAATGAACCTACTGAACCCAAACCAGAATCTACTCAAGAGGACACACAAGAACCAGAAATGGAACCTGAATCTGAGACCACGGAACCCGAACCAGAGTCCGAACCTGAAGAAACAAAACAAGAACCAGAAGAAGTTGAAGCCGAACAAGAACCAGAGCCTGAACCTGAAGAAGTAGAGGAAGAAGTTGAAAAGCCTAAAAAAGAAATAAAGAAAGAGCCTAAAAAAGAACCTACAGCTAAACAAAAAGCAGCTACAAAAATAGTAAAAGATATGGGTGATAAGGGTAGATATGAAGCAGGTAATCAAATTAAAACATTAATAGTTATGAATATATTAAGTAATTCAAAAGATTTTTTTGATGTTCAACAAAATATACCTAATATAGAAGGATTTTTTAATAATGACACATTGCCTGATACTTCAATATCTGATAATAATATAGCTGGATACGTCTTATTTGGTGGTAGTAAAACTGTCTACGATCAAATGATAGATGAGCAGTATAAATAATGGTAAAGCAAACATTAGTAAGTAATTTAGAACATAAGCCTAAAGGAACGACCATTGGTAATGGTCGTATGAAAATGTCAGCAATGAACAAACATAAAAGACGTTCGTATAAAAAATACAGAGGACAAGGTAGATAATGGAAGCTGAATTTGGAGGATTAAAATTTAAGGGAGGTAAGGTCTTTGCTATCTTACTTGCTCTTGGAACTCTTATAGGATCTCTTTATGGAGGATTTGTCGCTTTCAAGGACTATCAAGACATGAAGCAAACTATGTTAAATTACACTGCCCCTGATTTAAGTTCAATTGAAACAAAATTAGAAGTTGTCCAAACTGAAATAGATATGGTTATGCAAGAGATGACTATGTTACTAAGTGAGGTTTCTTTAGTATCAGATGTAGCCAATGAATTAAAAAATGACCTTCGTACAGATTTACGCAGAGTTGAATCTATAATCGAAGATGTAGAACAAAATCAAAAACAAGATTCTCGTGAGAATCAAGCTGATATCAAGAATGCAATCAAAGATATTAAAGAAGACATGGTTGAACTAGAAGAAAAAGTAAGAGATACTATTCAAAAAACTTTAGCTAATCCTTTAGCTAATATGAAATAATTATACTAACCATTCTTTAAATTCTTCTCCTAATACTTGACTAGCTAAATTAATTTTATTTCTTAAAGATCTTATAATTAATTCGTCTACTGTTTTTTCTACCATAAGATCAATGTAAGTAACTTTGTTTACTTGTCCAATTCTATGTGCTCTATCTTCTGATTGCATTCTTACTTCCAAATCATAGTTATTTGAATAATAAATAACTGTATGACTGGCAGTAAGAGTAAGACCGTAACCACCTACCCTAGGATTAGCTACCAAGAATCTAAGATCACTATCCATGTCTTGAAACTTACTTACTATTTCCTGACGGTCGTCAGATGCAGTGCCACCAAAAAATGTTTCAACAGACTTGACTCCATACTCTTCTTGTAAAGTTTCTTTTATTTTTTTTATATCATGAACATAAGTAGCCCATATAATAACTTTACCATCTACTTCTTGTAGAGCTTCTTTAAGAACATTAATTCTGTTATGAGGAATTTCTTGAATTTGAACATCTGTTCCTTCAAAATCTGTAGTTACATGACCACAGGTTATCTGATGTAACTTAATCATTTGTGCCAGGGCACTTGCGGCAGTGACCATTTCTCCTGTTTGTAGCTGTGTTAAAGCATAATTTTTCATTTGATCATATATTTGATTTTGTTCTGTAGTCATAGTTACATATCTTTTTGTGTATACTTTTTCAGGTAAATCAAGGCAGTCTTTTTTTAAAACTCTAAAAGAAAATTGATTTAATTTATGATTAAGTTCGTCTAATCTTTGATACCCTACAATCTGATCAAAAGAATGACTTCCCATATGTTGTCTTTTTAAAACAGCGTATCTAGCTTTAAAAGAATAATAAGATTGAAAATCTAATAGATAAGGATCTAAAAAATAACATTGAGTAAATAAATCTAAAGGACTTTTTGTCACAGGAGATCCTGTAAGGATTCTTCTATATTTTGCTAAATCTCTTATCTTTAAAATGTTTTTAGTTCTCGATGCTGTGCTAGATTTAATAGTGGTAGACTCATCTATTGCCATTAAACAATGATGACTTAGTAAAAATTTTTCAGCAAATTCTGTGCCTCTTTTTGTACTAAAAGCTTCTATATTCATGATAAAAATCATAAGTTCTTCTTCATGCTTAAATAACTTATTAAGTTCTTTTTCTTGTTTTTTAGTTTTACTAGGTGACCAAATAATCATTTGATGTTTTACATGATCAGGTAAATGAATAGGTATCTCTTGTTTTTCCCAGTTTCTATAAACACCTTTAGGTGCGATAATTAAAGCAGAGTCAATCTTACCTTTGTCATATAACATAGCTATGTTATCTATTAATACTTTAGATTTACCTGTACCCATTTCCATAAGTAAAGCAAAATTTTCTTTATTATGTGAAGCTCCTAAAGCTTGTAATTGATGCTCATAAGGCTCTGTTTTAAATTTATAATCCATTTTATTCCTTTCTTAGAATTATTTTAAAAATAATACTTGCAATTTGTTTTGTCAACCATTATATTGGGATAAATACAAAGGAGAAAGAATGACTGTATACGTTGTCCAAGAAGTTAGAGGCAGAAATGTACTAGACGCTGAACGTTTTGGTAAGTTAGAATTACTTATGCTAGAAGGTTCTCAAGTAGTATTGAGTTCGGGACCTACAACTAAAAGATTAAAAAAGAAATTAAAAGATTTTAATGATGATGACTATTTATTATTAGCAGGTGATCCTGTTGTAATAGGCATAGCCTGTGCTATTGCTGCTGATAATAATAGAGGATTCTTTAAATGCTTAAAATGGGATAAGATGGAATTTAAATATTATCCTGTAGAAGTAGACTTATATCAGAAAGGAGAAATTGATGGATAGTTTATTAGAACAAATGGAGGGTGACATAAAATCACCTAATATAAAAGATAACTCTTTAAAAGAGTTATCAGAGTTATGCTCTCAACAAGTAAGAATAGATGAAGAAATTGATCAGCTAGAGTTACAGTTGAAATTAAAATCTAGTCTTAAAAGAAAATTGTCACAAGAAATAATTCCTGCTAAAATGTCGGAATTAGGATTAGAGAGTATTAGCTTAGACAGTGGAGAAGTAATAAAAGTTAAACAACTTATACAAGCTTCTATACCTGTCAAACACAGAGAAGTAGCTTTTCAATGGCTACGTGATAATGGTCATGGTGATCTTATCAAAAATCAAGTTTCCGCTACGTTCGGAAAAGGGGAAGACAATGCTGCCTCTGACTTTTTAAATAAAGTCGAAGGGTTAGGGTTACAACCACAACAAAAAGTTTGGGTAGAACCTATGACACTAAAAGCGTTTATACGTGAATTGGTTGAAAGTGGTAAAGAAATTCCCATGGAAACCTTCGGAGTCTTCGTTGGCGCCGAAACCAAAATAAGTAAAAAGTAAAAGGAGCATATAATGACGAACCAAGAACCAAAGCAACAAACAGTTGCAAAGAAAGCCGAAAGTAAATTACCTGTATTAGATATTTCAATGATGGAAAATGATGCAAGTAAAGGTCTAGAAAATCTTACACAAGATGATCTAGCGACACCTAGAATAAAAGTCCTTATGGCTTTGTCACCTGAGATTGAAACTATTGAAGGTGCAAAAGCGGGTATGATTTTTAATACAGTAACTAATGAAATGTATGATGGATCAAAGGGCATTAGAGTTCTACACTGTGCTTACGAAAGACAGTACGTAGAATGGACAGATAGAGGTCAAGGCACAAGTGCACCTGTAAATATTTATAGTGCAAGCAGTGACATTCTTACGAAGACAACTCGAGATGATAACAATAAAGATCGTTTAGAAAACGGTAATTATATCGAGACTTGTGGTAATCATTTTATTCTTGTAGTAGGAGAAAATGGTGTCACAACTCCGGCAGTTATCACTATGAAGGGTACACAACTTAAAAAGTCTAAGAAGTGGAATACCGTGAGGCAAACACAAAAGCTAGAAGGTAAGAATGGCTTATTTACACCTCCTTCTTACGCTTTCTTTTACAGATTAAAAACTGTTAAAGAAGGAAATGATAAAGGTAATTGGCATGGTTGGGAGATCACTATTGAAGAGCAACTAACTAATGCTAACTATTACTCTGAGGCAAAATTATTTGACGAGAGTGTGGGTAAGGGTGAAAGTAAAGTTAAGTATGATGAAGAAGCACCTTCTTCAACAAGTACACCATTTTAAATATTTAGGGGGCTTCGGCCCCCTTTTTTAAAACAATATGGATGAGAGAGTAAACAAATTTAAAAAGATTTTTAGTGGGTTGGAACGAGCCTATGGTCAGTATAAAAGTGAAGGACAGAAAAGTAATGGTAAAGTTTCTGGTAAAGCTTTTATAACTAAACAAGAAGTAACAGACCAACTATGGATTGATCATTTAGACGGTAAAGACCCTAGCTTGGGTATTATACCTATTATGGATGATTCCACATGTAGGTGGGGTTGTATAGATATAGATGTCTATCCTTTAGATTACAAAAAAATTGTTACAGGTATAAGAAAACTTAAGCTACCTTTAGTTATGTGTCGTTCGAAAAGTGGAGGGGCACATGTATTTATATTTTTAAAACAACCTGTTCAAGCAAGGTTAGTCAGAGATAAATTATTGGAATGGTCTGCAGAAATAGGATATGCAAACTGTGAAATATTTCCTAAACAAATAGAGATCAAAGCAGATAGAGGAGATACAGGTAACTTTCTAAATTTACCTTATCATAATGGTGATGAGAGTAATAGATATGCATTCAAGGACGACGGAACAGCCGCCACTGTAGAAGAATTTTATGAACTCTATGATACTCATTGTACTAATGAAGAAGACTTAGCAGCTTTTAAAGTAAAGAGAAAAAAAGAAGTTAGTCAGTTAGATGATGGACCACCGTGTTTAGCTACGTTGATGTCACAAGGAATTCCCGAAGGTGGGAGAGATAATACTTTATATCAGTATGCAGTGTATGCAAAAAAGAAGTGGCCAGATGAATGGAAGAAGAAAATAGATGAATTTAATTATAAGTATATGGAGAATCCCCTAGGATCAGATCAAGTACAAAAAACAGTTAGACAACACGAAAAGAAAGATTATCAGTTTAAATGTAAAGACCAACCTATGTGTTCTGTTTGTTCTCCTATAGTTTGTAAGACTAGAAAGTTTGGTATAGGTGATTCTTTTGAACATAGTTTTTCTGACTTAACAAAATATCAAAGTGATCAATCTGTTTGGTTTTTAAATGTAGATGGTAAAAGAATCGTATTAGAAACAGATCAGTTATTTGATCAAAATAAATTTAGGAAAGCTTGTATGGATCATCTTAATATTATTCCTAATCCTATGAATGGTAATGATTGGACTAGACGATTACAACAACTTCTCAATGATGTAGAAGTTATAGAGATGCCTAAAGAAATTAGAAAAGAAGGTAGATTTGATACCTTAATTGAATCTTTCTTAGATGATCAAGGAGCCGCTATGGATATAGATGAAATCTTTATAGGCAAGGCTTGGTTTGAAAATGAAAATGCTTATTTTAGAATGGACTCTTTACAAGACTTTTTAGATAAGAAAAGATTTAAAGATTTTTCAACAACTCAAATGAGTGCTCGTATTAGAGAATTAGGTGGTGGAGATACAAGAAAGAAAGTTAAAAACAAAACGGTGTATATGTGGTATGTGCCTTATAAAAAGAAAGAAAGTCAATCTTTAGACCTACCGAACTTAGAACAGGAGTCACCTTTTTGAGAAAAATAATCTTTGGTCCTCCAGGAACAGGTAAAACTACTTATCTTTTACAGTTGGTAGAAAAAGAATTAAAAAATGGAGTAGCACCCAACAAGATTGGTTACTTTGCATTTACAAAAAAAGCAGCGGAGGAAGCTCTTAGCAGAGCCGCTACTACTTTTAAATATGATACAAAAGATTTTAGACACTTTAGAACACTTCATAGTTTAGCATATAGAGAACTAAGCTTAAGAGAAGAAGATGTTATGAATGATGAGGACTATTCTTTTTTGTCAAATAAATTACAAATTAAATTAAGTAACCCTAATAAAAAAGTAGAAAAATATGGAGCAGGCTTACCTGATGATGTCTTTACAAGAATAATAGATCTATCAAAGATTAATGGTATTCCGGCAAAACAACAATTTGATAATCCTACGACGGGGCATTTACCAGGTGGTTGGTTAAAATTAGATTATATAGAAAGAGGTCTACATGAATATAAATTTGGGGGTGTCTTTCCAAGAAAAAAGTATGACTACACTGATATGCTTATTCAATTTAATAAGAGAGACGTAGACTTAATGCCTGAGTTTGATGTTGTTATTATAGATGAAGCACAGGACTTAAGTTGGTTGCAGTGGCAAATGGTAGATAGGATAGCACAAAGAACAAAGAGAGTTTATATCGCAGGAGATGATGACCAAGCTATTTTTAAGTGGGCGGGTGCTAGACCTGAGTTTTTAATTAACATGAAGGGTGAAAGAAAAATATTAGATAAGTCTTATCGACTACCTTTAAAAATTCAAAAGAAAGCAACTGATCTTATCTCTAGAGTAAAAGAACGTGTAGATAAACAATGGTCAGCTAGAGAAGAAGAAGGAGAGATTAATTATTATCCTACAGAACAGTTGAGTAAGTTGACAGAGGGTGATTGGTTAGTTCTTGCTCGTAATAAATATACTCTTGATAAGTTAGAAGAAAATTTGAAATTAAATGGTTATTACTACTCTAGGAATAATACTACTTCTGTAGATAGCAGAGTATTAAAAGGTATTAAGTCTTGGGAGAGTATTCGTAAAGGTGAAAAGATTACCTATAAAGAAGTAAAACAATTTTATTATTTTTTACATGTAGATAAGTCAGTAGAGAAAGGTCATAAGACACTGCAGAGAGCAGATAGAGAAGCATTGTATGACTACAAAACACTGACCACGAATCACGGATTAAAAGTTGATAGTAACTTACCTTGGTTTGAAGCATTAGACAGTGTTCCGCGCATTAAGTCCTCCTATATTCGCGCGGTACTCCGTCGTGGACAGAATCTGGATTACTCTCCGAAGATTAAACTGTCCACGATACACGGAGCCAAAGGTGGAGAGGCAGACAACGTTATGTTGTTGACTGATTTATCTCGTAGAACAGATGAATCTTATTGGAAAGATAAAGATGAAGAAAGAAGAGTCTTTTATGTTGGTATGACAAGAGCAAAGAAAAGTCTCAACATAGTTAGATCTAAAACAAACAGAGAGTTTTCGGAGGCATTTTAATGAAAGACGTATTACTAAAACAGTTAGAAGTAACAGATAAAAAGATGACCATTTTGTTATCTTTATCTTTTACATTAACAAAAGAAGAAATCATAGACCGTTTAAAAATTTTAAAGATAGAACTAAAGACACTTAAACAAGATATACAAAGAATAAAGGAGTCAAACGATGTCAGTAAGTGATAATATACTAAAGATAGCAAAAGAACTTATACAAGGCGATAGAGCTAGTGATTATGGTAATAAAACTATAACACACACAAACATAGCTAATCTTTGGAGTGAGTATTTAGGGCATCCTGTTTCAGCACATGATGTTGCTATTTGTATGATATTACTTAAGATAGCTAGATTGAAGACAAAACATAAAGAAGATTCTTATATAGATATTGCAGGTTATGCAGCTATTGCGGCAGAGATTGAAATAGATAATAGAGTGTCTAAAATTAATAAAGAAGTTAAATGACACAGATACCTTTATTTCAACCGCCAAGTGAATGGCTACCGCCAGAAAATATTCCAGATTTATCTGATGCAAAAGAAATTGCAATTGACTTAGAAACAAATGATCCGGGTATTAAAAGTATGGGGCCGGGTTGGGCAATTGGTAATGGTTACATTGCAGGCATTGCTATTGCTGTAGAAGGTTGGAAAGGTTATTTTCCTATACGTCATGAAGGGGGAGGCAACTTTGATGAGAACATCATTAAGAGACAGGTGAAAAAGATATTAGACTTACCTTGTGATAAAATTTTTCATAATGCTATGTATGACGTAGGTTGGCTACGTTGGTGGGGTTTAGAAGTTAAAGGAAGAATTATAGATACTTTAATTGCTGCGCCTTTAATAGATGAGAATAGATTTAGATATTCTTTAAATGAATTAGGAAAAGAATATTTACAAGATTCAAAGTCAGAAGGTTTATTATACGAAGCGGCAAAAGAATGGGGCGTGGATGCTAAAGCAGAAATGTATAAATTACCTCCTATGTATGTTGGTCCTTATGCAGAACAAGATGCTGATTTAACTTTAAAGTTATGGCAGTTTTTTAAAACTGAAATTATAAAACAAGAACTTACCAGTATTTTTAATTTAGAAACAGAGTTATTTCCTTGTTTGTTAGAGATGAAATGGAAAGGTGTTTGCGTTGATCTTGATAAAGCTGAAAAGATTAAAAAAGATTTAGAACAAAGAGAACAAATTTTTTTATCGCAGATCAAAAAAGAAAGCGGCTTTGAAGTAGATATATGGGCTGCAAAAAGTATATCCAAAGCCTTTGATAAACTTAAAATACCCTATGAAAGAACAGAAAAGTCTGGTCAACCTAAGTTTGATAAAAATTTTTTAGTAACTCACAAAAATCCTTTTGCTCGCACTGTTGCTAATGCGAGAGAGATTAACAAAGCCAGAACAACTTTTATAGACACAATCTTAAAGCATTCTTACAAAGGTAAAATTCATGCAGAGATACATCAAATGAGAAGTGATGAAGGTGGTACAGTGACAGGAAGATTTAGTTATAGTAATCCGAACCTTCAACAAATTCCTGCGCGAAACAAAGAGATTGGACCAATGATCAGATCTATTTTTGTTCCTGAGAAAGATTGTCAATGGGGTTGTTTTGATTATTCACAACAAGAGCCTAGAGTGTTAGTTCACTTTGCTTCTTTAACACAAGGTGGCTTAAAAGGAGCTGATCAAGTCATTGAATCTTATAAAACAGAAGACCCTGACTTTCATCAAGCAGTTGCAGACATGGCAGGTATTGACCGATCTTCTGCTAAGACAATTAATTTAGGTATGATGTATGGAATGGGTAAAGGTAAACTTGCTAGTCAGTTAGGTTTGACTCCAGATGAAGCAGAAGATTTGTTTGCTAAATTTCACGGTAATGTTCCTTTTGTAAAACAACTTATGCAAGAGGCTACTAAAAAAGCAGACAACGTAGGGTACCTTAGAACTTTATTGGGTAGAAAATGTCGTTTTGATTTATGGGAACCGAGAGCATTTGGTATACATAAGTCACTACCTTTATCTGATGCAGAACGAGAATATGGAAAAGACCTCAAAAGAGCATGGACTTATAAAGCTTTAAATAGGTTGATTCAAGGGTCTTCTGCGGACATGACGAAAAAAGCTATGGTTGATTTATATAAAGAAGGTATAGTATCACATATACAAGTTCACGATGAATTGAATGTATCAATTGAAAGTGAAGAGCAAGCCATCAAGATTAGGAAAATGATGGAGGAAACGGTTGAACTTAAAGTACCACTAAAAGTGGATATGGAGATAGGTCCGTCATGGGGAGAGATCCAAAGCAAGTAATCGGAGACATAAGCGAATTTAAAGCTGTCATAAAGTTTTTGAAAGAAGGCTATATGGTATTTAAAAATATGTCGAGTACAGGACCGATTGATTTAGTTTTAGTAAACTTTAAAACAGG